CTATAGTGCCACATACGAAATCACAATCTGGGCCCAATATGTCAATCATATGAACCAAATGCTTGAGAGACTCATGTCTTCGTATTTGCCTACTGGCAATCGTACGATGAGACTTGACACCGACAAGGGGTATTGGTTCGTTGCTTATTTTGACGAAGGTATTTCCTCTGAGGATAATGCTGATAACTCGTCTGGCGAGGAGCTTATTCGCAAATATAAGCTTACGGTTAAGGTACCGGCTTATATCGTCGAGTCTGGGGCTCCCGGGATTCCATCGGGTCTACGAAAATTTGTATCTGCGCCACAGATAGCTTTTGCAAATGGATCTTCTAGTGTCGATACCTTTTTGGACGAGGGTACTCCGACCAATCATGATCCTTATGCTGCAGCGGATGATCCTGATAAACAATATCTTTTGACAGAACCAAGTCAACATCCACAAACTCGTGTCGCAAAAACGACCGAACGGGTCATTGTAAACACAGTTACTAATCCATTTACTGGGCGTCGTGAGCCAGAATTTGCAAAAGTTATCCAGCGCAACGTCTCTACAGGAGAAACGGTTATCGTTCCGGACGATGGTATTGGAATACGAATCGTGTCTCCTAAGTGACTATGATTATCATTGGAGCTTGAACATCACGTTTGATGTCTTCTGGTAGGAGGGTAAGTACTTACAAGTGACGTTGTAGGCATCGTCGCATCGTACGCAGGAGACAAAAACAAATATGGCTGAGCAGACCTTTCGATCTCCCGGATACTTTGACACTGAGACTGATCTCTCGGTTCGTCAGGAGTTGGGCCCCGCGGGCGTCCCCGCCAGCCTCATTGGAGCCGCTTCTCGTGGTCCCGCTTTCGTGCCTGTTACAGTGCGCGATTTCCCAACCTTCAAACAGACATTCGGAGACCTTGACACCAAGTATCCGGCACCTTATGCCGCGAATGAATTTCTCAAGCATAAAACAGCTTTGACCTTTCTTCGTGTTCTTGGTGCCGGCTCCTTGGATAATTCAGGAGATATCCTTCGATACCAGTCAACTGGTCAAGTTCGAAATGCCGGCTTCGTAGTCACAGGGTCACTTGCTAATGGAGATAGCACGGGCCGACATATGGGTGCCGTTCAGTTTCTTGTCGCTCGTCATACGCTTCGTGTAGCTGAAGCTTATGGCATGCCGATGTTTACAAATAACTCGAGCTACCAAGGTTCAACTGCCAATCTTGTCCGCGGTGTTGTTCTTCTCGCCTCTGGGGCGCGAATGATGGTACTCGATAGCGATCAGACTGCCGTTGGTGCATTTGGGCTCACAACTCCAGATGATTTTGCGACAGTTAGCACGAATGGAAAATTCAAGCTTGTCTTGTCTTCATCCAACGGTGCGTCTTTTGGTGTCACTGACGGTAACTCGGGCGTCAAGATTTTTACAGCTTCGCTTAACCCGTCTTCTGCAGATTACTTTGCCAAGCTTCTAAACACTGACCCTGAGAAGTTTGCTTCTGAACAGCATCTCGTATATGCTGAATTTCCAGTTGATGATGAGCTCGCCACAGCTACGACAGTTGCGACTCTTTCTGGGTCTGCAAATACCTCGACCGCCTCAGGTGATACTTCGATGCGCTTTCGAGATGTATTTGGTCACTTTGATACAAAGTACCAGACACCACGTACGCCGGCCTTTATCTCACAACCGTTCGGTGCGACCGAATATGACCTTTTTCATATCGAGGCGCGCGATGATGGTGAATATGCTAATCAACTCTACAAGGTCTCGATTACTGACCTAAAGGCCTCAACCGATCCGTCTGATCCGTACGGCACCTTTTCAGTGCTCATTCGTGCATTCGATGATACAGACTCTACACCAAACATTCTTGAACAATTCCCGCTCTGTAGCCTGAATCCAACTTCAGAGAATTACGTTGGAAAACGTATTGGTGACCGCAAAGTAGCGTTTAACTTTGAAAGTGATAATCTCAATGAACGACGTATTATCGCACAAGGTCGCTACCCAAATAAGTCTGCATTTGTTCGTGTCGTCGTCAATGAACAGGTTGAGCGTAAGCTTATTCCTGCAAAGGCACTTCCATTTGGCTTCCGCGGTGTAGAGGTTCTTAAAACTAATGACGATGTTCTTGATCGACCTCAAGCTGCTGGCCTGGTGCGTCTTACCGGCGACGTTGGTGGCAATACGATTGGTTCCTTGTTGTCTGGTTCAATCGTTCCTCCGATTCCTTTCCGTTTCAAAGTAACAAAAGGAGAGGTCGCGACGTCTGGTTATGTTGGTAATCCGGGTCCAACTGAACTTGCGAGCCCAAGCTTTTACTGGGGTGTCAAGTTTGAACGCAACACAACTGCACTAAACCCGAATATTGTTTCAGACAAAAATCGTCTTATCGATAACTTGACAAAGTTTATTGGTATCAAGAAGCTTGATGCACTTGTCACAGGCACAAACGCAGACACTCTCAATAACAACAAATTTACACTTGCACGTGTAGCCTTTGCAAACACGTCAATCACGGATCTTACGGCCTCTATTGACGCACACATGAAAGAGGCAGCATATCTGCGCAATGCAACGGTTAACCCTACCACTTACGTGGTAAACGATGGCACAATTACACAGCGTCTGACACTCGCCTCATTGCTTGCAGCTACCTCTAGTGTTCAGTTCAACCGTTTCTCTCCATATGCGAAGTTCACGACGTTCCTCTATGGAGGCTTTGATGGTGTGAACATTCTGGATAAGTCAGCTCGTCGTTTCTCTGACAAATCACTATCATTCGACGCTGGTGGTGGTGCTGAGTCGTCATATGTCTCTCCTGGTCTTGCTCAAAACCAGAGTGGTCAGACTACTCGTAACAATGCAGTCGTGGCTTATAAGACAGCCATTGACATCATGACCAATCCGTTTTACGTCAACTCAAACGTGTTGGCAATCCCAGGCATTCGCGAGTCATATATTACAAACTACGCTGCACAAAAGACGCGTGAATACGGCATGGCTCTCTATTTGATGGACATTGCTGCTTATGATGATACCAACACGCGTCTCTACGATGACTCATCGAGTCGTCCAGATGTGACTAACACAGCCAAGTCGTTCGATAGTCGCGCAATTGATAATAATTTTACTGCGGCTTACTTCCCAGACATTTTTGTGGATGATATTGTCAATAAGCGTCGGGTTAAAGTTCCAGCGACCGTTGCCGCTCTTGCTGCTTTGGCATATAACGATCGTGTAGCATATCCGTGGTTCGCACCCGCGGGCTTCAATCGTGCTGCACTTGACTTTGTCAAGAACACAGCAACAAGGCTAAATTCAGCTGATAAAGATGCACTAAATGATGTTCGCATCAATCCGATTGCAAACTTTCCAAAGCTAGGCTTTGTCATTTTTGGACAGAAAACACTTCAAGCGTCAAAGAGCGCACTCGATCGTGTCAATGTGCGACGATTGCTTCTAGAAGTCAAGCGCGTTGTTTCTGACCTTGCGCTTCGTCTCGTCTTTGATAACAATTTGCCACAGATTCGTGAGCAGTTTGCTCGTGATGCTTCGGCGCGCCTTGGTATCATTCAAACACAAGCAGGTATCGAATCGTTCAGTGTTGTTATGGACGAGACTAACAACACAGAGCGTGACAAAGAAGAAAATCGTATCAACGGTCGTATTGTGATTGTACCGACACGTACGATTGAATTCATCAATGTCGATTTTGTTATAACAAACGCGGGGGTAGAGTTTACCTTGTCAAGTTAAAGCTGCGCAATAAACAACAACGCGATGCTGCCCTAATTTAGGATAACGTTACGTTGTTGTTTTTTACTATTGTTTTTCGCAAACACGGAAACATCTTCCGTGATTCGACTCTCATGTGTATTGCGTAGTTACTTGCGCGCGAGTAGCTAGGAGATAGAATGGCAAATAACGTTAAGCTTGGTTCGGCTGGGGTAACTTCGCGCGAGATTGATCTCACGGGAAAAAGAACTGTTGAACCAAATGGGGTCCCGGCAGGGGTTATTGGCACCGCTAATCGTGGGCCGGCCTTTGTTCCTGTTACAGTGGGAATTGTTTCGGATTTCGAAGGAAATTTTGGAACTAGCGATGGTTCGAAATTTGGACCATTGGCTGCTTATGAATGGTTAAAAAATGCCCAATCGATCACATATCTTCGAGTACTTGGTATTGGCAAAGGACTCAAGCGTGACACTGGAACTAACTCCGGTCGTGTCGATGGTGCCGGTTTCGTAGTAGGTGAAAATCAGCCTAACGATGACAGTGGTATTCTATCCTCGAATCCTTATGCCAATGTAAATGGCGTTCCGGGCCGAACATATATGCTTGGCTGTTTCATGAGCGAGTCATTCGGCTCGTCGATTTTTAGTTCAGCCAGTCTTCAAGGTGTTGGTTCTGTGACTCCCGGAGCCGCCACGGCGGTTCCTATCCTGCGCGGAATTCTAATGGCGCCGTCAGGTGTTGTTATCCGTCTTTCGTCTTCTTTTACTGCTTCAGCAGCACCTAATGCATCGGCGGTCGCAATTGCGGACGCCGGACAAGGTTCTACCGTTGGCACCGTAATGCTTGCTTCTGGTCGGCAAGAGTTCGTTATGTTGCTCAACGGTCACAAGGGAACAGATGCTTCGTTTCCTAACGTATACACTGCAAGTTTTGACCCAACGGCTCCGAACTATTTCCCAAACGTTCTCAATCGTGATCCATACAAGCTACAGCAAGCTGGTCACTATGTTTACGCGTATTGGGACATTCATCCATCACTTGCCACTGTCACCGGTACAAATCTTGTTGCCTCTGGTTATTCGGCTGGCTTGAATAACGGTTTAGAAGCTTCAGCATTTCTCACGACAGGTAGTCTTGGCCGCGACGTAGGCAGCTCATTCGTACCGAACTACGAGAACTGGGAAGATCGTTTTTCTAATGCTAAGTCTCCCTGGATTTATTCACAACGCTTTGGTGGCGCTTCTAAAAAGTTGTTCCGTTTTGTAATGCTTGACGCCGGTGCAGGCACAGCTAAAAACATTAAGATCTCTATCGAAAACATTGCTCCTTCTGCAGATACACGTGATCCATACGGAACGTTTGATGTAGTTGTGCGCGACTGGAGTGATACTGATGCAAACCCACGTGCACTTGAACAATATCGTGGTTTGTCTCTGAACCCTTCGACTGACCGCTACATTGCCAAGGCCATCGGTGATATGAACGTTTACTACGACTTCGACAAAACTTTGCAGTCCCAAAAGCTTGTCGTTGACGGAAATTATCCAAACGCATCAAACTACGTTCGTATTGAGCTTGATGATCTTGTCGTCAACGGCGAGATTGATCCAACAGCGCTTCCAGTTGGTTTCCGTGGCCCCGCACACCTCGTTACCTCTGGCTCGACACCGCTTGCAACGCGAACAACAAACACAGAATACGTGGTTGCTGATGCTATCAAGCGTACTGTACAACCGCCGGTTCCATATCGTGTGAGTCTACAAGAGGGTGAAGGTCCCAAAGCGATTGTCAATCCATCACTCTACTGGGGTGTGCAATTTGAGCAGGTCATTAGTGTGACTAACCCTAATGCAACCAGTATCAAGAATGATTCGCTTCAAAACTACACATTGTATTTCCCAAATTTCCAGACCTCGAATTTGAACGTCATTGAGGAAGATGCTGTTGGCGATGCTGACGTATCCCAGACTGGTATTCTTGATGTTGATCGTTTTTGTCGGAATCTCTTTACACTGGAGAATATTCGGGTTGTCACCGGTTCAGATGGCCGTGCTGATCCACAAAAATGGGCAAATGCAGTTTATGTGCGCGATGGGAATGTTGGCTCATCTGCTGCGGATAAAACTCGAGGACTTACAGTTGATGACTTCACACAACCAAATCGAAAGTTCTTGAAGTTCAGCTTGTTTATGCAAGGTGGCTTCGATGGTGTCAACGTGTTTAACCGTGAAGAGGCCAATCTTACTAATACGGCCGTTACACAGGACATGACTGATGCAAATCGTGGTCAATCGCAAGGCCCTACGGCTGCAGCATATCGTAAGGCGCTCGATATTATGGCTGAGCGTTCCGATGTGGATATTCAACTACTTGCCATTCCAGGTATTCGTCACTCTATTGTTACTGACAAAGCATATCAGTCAGTTGAGTCGCGTTTTGATGCTCTGTATCTAATGGACATTGAGGAATACGATACTAACAACTCTCTCGTAACTGGCAGCGCCCAAATACCGAGCGTGACAAACACGGCCACTGAGTTTAAGGATCGTGCTCTTAACACCTCATTTGCTGCAGCATACTATCCAGATGTTGTCATTACTGACCCAAACACTAAGACCAATGTTTTAGTGCCTCCTAGTGTTGTCGTTCTTGGTGCGTTTGCTCTAAATGACGCAAAAGCTTATCCCTGGTTTGCTCCTGCTGGCTTTGCTCGTGGTGCGCTAGCTAGCACGTTAGAGACCAAGGTCAAGTTTTCTAAAGATAATATGGATACACTTTCCGACGCTAACATCAACCCACTTGTTGCGTTCCCTGGCAACACTCCTGCCAGTACACAAGCGCAGGGTGGCGTGGTGGTCTGGGGGCAGCGCACATTGCAGGCCTTTGCTAGCTCGCTCGACCGAGTCAACGTGCGCCGTCTCATGATTGATCTGCGCCGTCAAGTGCGAGACATTGCAATCACGTTTGCCTTCGAGCCAAACAGAGAGAGCACTCTTGCACGCTTTCAGTCACAAGTTGAACCTCGTCTTGCTCGCATTCAGAAGCAATTCGGTTTGGAGCGTTACAAGGTACAGATTGACACATCCACTACTACACAGGCGGATGTTGAGAACAACACTATTCGCGGCAAAATTTGGATTCAGCCTACGCGCGCCATTGAATATGTTGCACTTGACTTTGTCGTGACTAACGCTGGCGCTGAGATCTGATAAAGGAACACGATAAATGAACATTCAAGAAGCAATCAAGCGTATTGCACAAGAGATTCTCGAAGCCAATAAGACGAAATTGAAGGGTGAAAAGAAGGCTAAGGATTTCGGAAATGGTAAGCTTGCGAAAGGCAAACAGTCTTTCAAGAATGGATCTGCTAAACCTGTCAAAGAAAATCAACTAATCGAACAAAGTTCCGATCCGATTGTTGATGACACGGCTGGAGCAATAGTTCATAGTCTTATCACTGCAATCGAAGATAACAACGATGCTATTGCCAATGATGCGTTTGAAGTAATGATGGGATCCTCACCTGATGAAGATCGTCTCACATTAGCACGCTTTGAAGATGTAGATGCAACTGCAGAGCTAATTGTGCAAGCGATATATCGTGATCCGGGTCTTCATGACACATTGCACAACATGGTTAGTATGCTCCTTCGTAATGCTATGCGTACAATGGGTCATTAAAGATGAATTTCTCGCCAAATCGAATTGCTGCTAAATGGAGCTCCGGAAAAGAGAGCAAGATGTATCAGTATGCTGTCACTGATACAATTCCAACCGAAGAATTTAAGAACCAACTTGTACACGAGATTGAAAGTACAATGGCCGGGGTTGACGAACATGGTCGAGATGAGCTCGAGCTTCTTCTAATGCATACTGAGGAGCAACATCCGGATCAGTATCCAGGTTCCGAGATACATGAAACTGATGAGTATCTGCATGATCCTAGTGATTGGCGTGCTCAAGCAAACGCTAGCCTAGCAAAGCAGGGTTTACGCTTAGCTTCTATTAGCAAGGGTGAGTCTGGCTGGTATGTGAGTGTGATGATTGATGGAGAACCATGCAAAGTATGGGCAACCGACGAACCTGAGAATGATCTCGATGAAGGAGTTGGTTTGTGCTCTGAATGCGGCGGTATGAAGTCCGAAGGTACCTGTGAATGTACAATGTTTGAGTCTGAAGAACTTGACGAGATTGAGCTTGGCTGGCTTCGCGCAGCAGCGGACAAAATGAAGGATGTTGCGCTAACTGATATTGGAGGCCCTGAAGGGTTCTTGTCTCCTACGAATAAGGCAACTACTAATGGTAAGCCGTCAAATAAATTCAGAACAAGCAACACAAAACGCACTCAGAAAACGAAGCAAATTAAGAACGAGAGTCCGCTTCGCGACATCGTCCTGGCAATCTTAGATGAAATGAAGCTCAGTGTGGCTAGTCGTGGGCACTTCGACTTTGGCGGTGGAGAAGAAATGTCACCTGATGATGTTGCTAGTTTTCTTCTTTCAAAGAAGCCAGAATCAGCTCCAGCTTCCGGTGTTCGTAAAAAAGAGAAGATTAAATCAAATATTAAGAAAAAGAGTAAAAAAACTGCATGACGTTTGTACAATACATGTCATGAGACTTATTGATATTGCAACAGCAGTTACTTTTATTTTAAAGCAAAAAACTGATGAATTGACGGCAGTAACTCTTTTAGAAGAGTCATTGCGTTTACTCAATGCGTTCTCGGATCCGCATTGGCGCGCCTCGAACATTGCCGAAGTACCAACAATGATTCGGGAACTAGCTCGCGATAGAGATGACTTCAAATCTATGTCAATTGCATATCGTGAAAAGTTGGCTAATGCAGAGGACGAGATCCGTAAACTACGTGCTGTGTTGGCAGGAGAAAACAAAACTATCGTTATGTCATGAGTAACCAATCACGAGAGAGACTCATACCAGGTGACGTTATGAGTGACAATTCTCAAATTTATCTTGTACTTGATTTTGATTTTGCTTATAACAGCTACAAAGTTCTCGTACTTGCCGATATTGACGATGACCATGATGAATGGCCTCCTGGTAAGATTGGATGGTGGTCAACTC